ATCACAGCTCACACAGTAGCAGGCATGAGGATAGAAGATTCAGTGATGGAAATTGACAGTGTTGAGTTTTAATATCGCTTTTTAACGATTAGAGCTTGCAATGTTTTAGGCGTGGACATATAAGAGGTCATGACAACGAACGAGACGCAACAGAACGCACAGTCAATCATCAATAACATGACTGAGACTCACCACCGCCCGAACACAGTTAATCACGGATTACTCATCAATTTACCAGAACGCCCGCAGATTTTACGTAAACTATTAATTGGCGCTCTAGGTTTTCCAGAAGATAGGGAGATCAGGACTGAAATCAAAACATTTGCTTACGGTCTATTCAACTCAGAAAACTACGTTTCAATCATGCAAAACGAGGCCTCAAAAATGGAGAGCGTTGACGTGATCGACCAGCACAAATCAGGCAATCTATCAATTAACATCGCTCTAGCATTATGGAATAACAGAAACTAAAAACTATGAGCTACCGAAACCAGCCGCAAGTCACGCCAGAGCTCGCAATCGCGTACATGAGTGATTGGGTGCTGCGTGTTGTTATGTGAGTTAATCTCATTATTCCGCAAAAAGGGTGAATTATATATTGACCTATTCCGCAATATGTGTGAATCTACATTTGTCAGAGGGAAACAACCTGAGACAAACTAAATAATAAAATGAAATTTATCATAGCTGAAACTCAAGAAGCGTACAATGCAACTAGCCAAACATTCATTGCGGAAGTCGAAGAGATGGATGAGGAAGATCAAGCAATGACTCATCGCACACATTGCGCCAAACTATCAGCACATCAGATTGCTAAATTCAGAAAGATGAGGTTCCCAGATGCAGATTTAAATGTGACTGAAACATGTCAATTTAGCGGCAAAGAAAACGCAGCAGATTTATATTTCAATGCTTAAAAAATTAACACAGGAGGCTCTATTGCGGAGCCTCCCTTTGCTCAACGCTAGAGAGCTAGAGCGTAGGACTGGACTCAGAGACCGACGACTAGCAGATGTGAAATATGGCAAAAGCACACTCACTGCCGATGAGTTGGGGAGAATACGAGTGGTTCTGAAATCTTTAACATAACGATCAAGAGCACCGGCAGGATACGAGAGCGAACGAAAATTCACAATCCGACATCAAAACAACCTAACAAAAATGAACTACGCGACGGTATCCTGTCGGAGTGCCTCGCCTTGTTCGACATTAAAATCATGGACAAGCCAAAATACACAAAAAGAGAGGAAGAACTACTACGAGAGAACCGCGATCTGAGGATCAAGGTGAAGCAGCAAGAGCAGGAAATTCTAGACCAAATATCCCATTCGGGAGTTTGGGTTAAACAGCTAAAAGCGAAGTCGCAGCAGGTGATCGACTTACTCAACAAGTATGAACCCGACCCATACGAGTCGAACACTTGCAATTAACTGACTGTACTCAGTTCGGTTAATGTTGTGTTAGCATGGGACCGCTTGCAATCGTTTACCTGATTATCGTTAGCTGGTAAAGCTAGAGGATGAGGGACTATAAAACGAGCATAGGCGGATTCATGCTGGCAGCAGGTGCGATGATGATCCAAATTCAAGATCCAGCATGGGTGTCTAGTTTAGGCGCGTCATTGTTGGCAGTGGGCGGATTGATTGCAGGCACACAAGCCAGCGATAAAAAGAAGGGAGGCGAATAGTGAAGATTTTACTAATTGCAGTCGCGTGCATGTCCCTCAGCTCTTGCGCTGGCGTCATTAAAGGCTCGTTTCGAGGTCCAATCTCAGGCGCGGTATATGATGAGAATGGCGTGCACGTTGATCAAAGCACCATCTCTAACCTAGTAGGTAAATTCACTAGGCTCCTTAATGGTGAAGATCCTGGCAGCGTAATCTTTGACCGATTCAGCAAATGAAAACGGTCGCTATTGATGCAGGCCACGGTGGGCACGATGGGGGCGCGTATGGTTCATTCAGTAAAGAAAAAGACATAGCCTTGAGCGTGTCTTTGCTCGTGGCTGACATCTTGCGACCTTATTGCAAGCCTTTCCTAACCCGCGCTTCGGATCTATTCTTGAGCCTAGACACAAGGCCGACGATGGCTAACAACGTCAAATCTGATGCGTTCATCTCGATTCATTGCAACTCAGCCGACAACGCAAGCGCAAGAGGATGGGAAGTGTTCACCACGAGAGGCCAGAACAATAGCGACAAACTAGCAGACTCTATAGGCATCCGCTACGGTGCAGCTAATCCTGATCTAAAAAACCGCTTCAATGAGTCAGATGGAGATCTAGACAAAGAAGCTAACTTCACAGTCATTAAGAGTACAAATTGCCCATCCTGTCTTCTAGAGCTTGGTTTCATATCCAATAAAGACGAAGAACTTCTATTGAATAACGAGCAATTTCAGCGCGATTCAGCCTCTGCAATAGCTTACGGATTGCTAGATTTCTTACAGATCGACATTGAGAGCGCGGATGTTGAATCCACGCCACTCGAACAAACCCTTGAGCAAAGAGTGGCAGCAATTGAAAGCCGACTAGATGCCGCTGGATTTTAAAGCCTTTCCAATCTAACACCCATTTTGTAACAACTTGATTCAGCTATGAGTGATAGTATGGACGTTATGCACCAAAAGCACGAGGCGATTCTAGCCGAACACGGCACAGAGATCAAGGCGCTTCATAGGGGGCAAAATGAGATGCGGGGGGATATTAAAACCATTCTTTCAGCGGTGCAAGGTAATAGTAAGAGCAGCCTATCTGGTGTCATCACTTGTGCAGGTCTAGCTTTAACCTTTGGGTTAGGGTTCATGACTTTGGTGATTCTGCCGATGCAAGAGGACACGGATAAGCGGAGGTTGGAGCAAGATGACAAAAATAAACGGCAATCTCTGATCAACGTCGATAGTGCCAAAGAATCAGGCAGGCACGAGGTGAGCGAACGTCATTATGAATCATGGCTAAAGGTTCACACTAATGATCTAAAAGAGGTCAACCTCGCGGTATCTAGCCATGCGATCAATGAGGCTAGGATAATAGGGATTTTAAGCGGGCGGCTCGATTGCATAGAGAAGCAGGTGAACGCGATGGATAATTCAGGCTTGCGTCGTGGTGGTGACTGATCGGGACCGCTTTAGATTGTCGAGTTACGGAGAGTACTAGGTAAATTTAAGAAATGAAACTTTCATCCATCTTCAAGGTTAAAGCGGTAGACTCGAGGCCGAAAATGAGAATGGCAATGGATATGCCAATGATTGAACAGACCGCAGACGAGCGCATGCTTGAGATCATGGATCGGGAGCGGCTTCCTTCTGATGTTAATCAGATTCTATCAAGCGCGATTGATGGTGACTTGAGATACCAGGGCGTTCTATTTGAAACCATGCTAGATACGTGGCCTAGACTGCAAGGCAACCTAGATGAGATTTGCGGCCATGTTGCGCGGAACGAGATCGAAGTTGAGCCATTTTCTTACCAAGGCGACGACCCGACACCGAGCGCAATAGATAAAGCAAAGTTTATCAAAGCTGCACTCGACTCGATGGAAGTTGACTATATCGACGACCTAAAAGACGCAGAAGGCACAGTCTACGGCATCGCGCAGAGCTACTTCACAGGCCACAGCGTGCAAGAAATACTCTGGGAGAGTAGCGACAAAGGGATAACACCAGAGGCAACCTTGCAGCTACCTTGGCGCAATTTTGGTTATCCTTATGCAAGCGATAAGAAGGATCGGCTGATGCTAAATCGTCATGGTGACTACTCATTTAGTAAGCTTGAAGACTTCCCTGATAATAAATTCATTGTAGCCATCAAGAAAGGCCACACAGGTCACGCAACACAAGCCGCCCCACTTCGTGCGTTAGTCACTTACTGGCTAGGTTCAGTTTATGGCCTCAAGTGGCTTCTCAACTTCTCGCAGATTTATGGCGTGCCAATACGCTGGGCAAACTATACCGACTCTCAAGACATCGGAATCATTTCCAATATGCTTAAGAGGATTGGAAGCTCTGGCTATGCTGTAATGCCTAAAGGAGCTGAGTTGAATCTTGTCGAGTCTAGCAAATCGGCTCAGAATCTACCCCAGCAAGCGTTGATGGATAACGCAAACAAAGCGTGTGACATATTTATTTTAGGTCAAACACTTACTTCTGATGTTGGCTCTAGTGGCAGTCAGGCACTCGGAACCGTTCATAATGACATCAGGCTTGACGTGGTGGATAGAGTTGGAGATTACGTTGCTAAGGTGCTCAAAGGATCGCTAATCAAAGACCTGCTAACGCTCAACTATGGCGATGATTCAGAAATGCCGAAAGTGTCTATTCGTTGCAAGCGATCAAAAGACGCCAAAGGACTAGCTGAACGCGATAAAATCTTGCGTGAAGCATTTCCTGATATGGAATGGTCATTGAACCAGGTCAGAGAGAATCACAATGTTGTTGCACCGCTAAACGATGAAGACATTTTAGGTGGCAAAGTTGAGACTAACGAATCGCCAAAGGTTGAGGAGATCGAAGAGACGGAAGAGGTTAAAGCCTCACTTGCCACGATAAGAGCGGCAGAGGCTAAAGCTAACGTGGATAATCTATCTAGTAACGTCATGGAGAGTCTTACACAGGTCTCTAGTCAATGGCTTGGAGGTGTAAAACCTGCATTTGACAGACTAGCCGCGCTAGCAATCTCTGACAATGTAACAGACGCAGACTTCTTGGCTACAGTTGAGCAAGCACGCGACCAGTTGCCAGAGCTATTCAGCGACCTCAACACCGAGTCATTGCAGAAGGCTTTTGAGGACTCTAGCGGAACAGCTCTAATGGCTGGCGTTGAAGATAGCTTGGGGGTCTAGTCATGGGCTTAGAGATCGACATTCAAATATACGACAACGCCAGCAAAGCGGTTAATGCGCTGTTTGATGTCGTGGCTAAGGGCAATCGTGAGAAGATGCTGACAGTAGCTTCTAGGGCGTCACTGCTTGGCGTTCAAAATTATTACGAGAAGTTTAATGTTGATGGCAGATGGCTAAACAAGAGCCTGCCAACGCATGGGCCAGGCCGAAAATCTACAGGTTTCGGCAATCTAATAACTGAGGGGTGGAACGTCTCTGGAGTGTCATCAACTGGGTTCACCTTAAACAATGGGGCGCCTTGGTTAGCGTCTAAGTTTAAGGATTGGACGCAGACACCAAAGAAATCTTGGATTACTATACCGAACATTCCAGAAGCTCACGGAGTAAGAGCGAGGGACTATCCTGGCAAAACTAAATTCGCAGGGCGTGCAATAGTTGAGGAAATGCCAAGCGGAGAGGAGAGAGTCGTTTACTGGCTAGTTAAGAAAGTAGAACACAAGGCCGTCAAGGGCGCTCTTGCACCACCTGAAACGTATTTGAAGCCTGCTCTAGAGTCTATCCAAGACCAACTCTCTCAAGCGTTGGGGCTGTAACAGATTCTGTGGGTAGTTCCAAAATGGAACCAACCACTTTTCATGATCAGTGTGTTTAGTTGTTAACTGGGCTGTTTATATCCTAGCGCCTCCCATCGATTAAGCCATCGATTAGCCATTGGGTACGATTCGCCCCTGTCCATTTCACACATATTCAAAACGTTTATTATCCTCCACGCGTCTCTAAGCTCCTCGGTTAGCTCCCTGTTATCCATCCCAAGCAATAAATCTCTGATTCTAGCCTCACTCACGTCTAGAGTGCTGTCGGTGTCCTGTTTGTTTTGATCGCTCATTTCGGTAGTTATCTCAGTGGGTCAACTGCATTTTAACGATTTTCTAATCCTAAACATTAACACAGAAAAATTCACTTGCAATCTCTGTTGCAGAGTGAGAGGCCGAGAAAAGAATGTTTGAAGCTTTGTCGGCTTCCTTTTTATTACTTCAAATTTCATAATTTAAGCAAGTTGAACAAATATCTGCACCCAGCCTCTCACCCGCTGGGAGAGTGATCGGTTTTCTGGTGTGGTTTCGTTTGTGTTTTTATGTGTCCGTTGCAAGCCAATCAATAACACGAAAAAGCGACTATGCAATGTTTATTTATGGGACCGAGCAAGAAACTTTGATGGGCTACTGATTAAGGTACTCTTGACGTATGAAAGTATCAGCTAGTTATTCCCAGCCTGTGAGCGCAGCAACGCGCATCATGTATATTCCAGAGGGTGAACATTCAATCAATCCAACTGTAGACGGCAAGCCTGGCTCTATCGTCTCAAAGGTGACACCAGAGCGCGGGGAGAATATTGTTGCAATGCTTAACAAATCACTAAGCAAGCGCGAAGCTAAGAATGTTCGACCAATTGTAGACTTCGACCACATGGACACAGGCCCAGCAGCGGCAATCCCGAAAGCGTTCACTTATGAAATCGGAGCTGGCATCATGCTAGACCTTGAATGGACTAAATCAGGCAGTTCAGCGATTGAGGGTAAAGATTACTCTTACTTCTCACCCGTCTACAACATGGACCGCAACACAGGCGAGCCTGTAAGCCTTGCTTCATCGGGACCAATAGGGGCGCTTGTAAACGATCCAGCTTTCCGCGAAATTAAACGCATTGCAGCTTCTAAGGCTGCACAACCAACACCAGAGATGGAAACAACCGCACTAATTAAGGCGGGCCTTATTACAGAGGCCGAAGCCAAGACGGACAAGGTAGCTGACATTGTGTCAGCTAATATCGAGTCGATCAAAGCCAAAGCCGCAAAGGTGGATGGGCTTGAATCACAAGTATCCACCCTCAAAGCATCACTTGCGAAAGTTGCAGAGACCACAGCAGACCGCGCAATTGAAGACGCTGTAGCCACTGGTCGAATCGCAGCTAAGGACGAGTCCACCAAAGGTTACTGGCGTTCACAGCTCATTGAAGCCTCGCAGGATGAGGAGAAGCTTACTCAAGTTTCAGCGGCTCTCTCAGCAATACCTTCAAACGACATCCTCAAGCGTGAAGTTATCGTCAAAGCTGGCGACAACTCTACACCTTCTAAGGATTCACGAATTGAAGCAGCACAATCTAAAGCCCGCACAGAATTAGGTGCTGGCGCTAAATTTCAAGCCGTTTGGGATAAAGCCAACGAGCTTGATCCATCTGCGTTTGCAGAATAAACCACAACCACAACCAATATAAACCATGTCTTATTCATGTAATCGTAAAGGTGGGATTATCCCAAAAGTGGCGACAGTAGCTTTAACACAAGGCCAACTCGTCAAGATTAACGGTGCAGAGGTAACAGTCTGCACAGCATCTGACCGCCCTTATGGTGTAGCAACTGAAGCCGCAGCCGCTGGCGAGCAAGCTTCAATCGCCACATTCGCAGTAGATGGCACTATCCTCCTTGAGGCGAGCGCAGCTATTGCAGACGGAGCAACCGTTAAACCCGCAGCATCAGGTCGCGTAACATCAGCGACCACTGGTTTGCTTGTGGCTTACGCGCTTGAAGCAGCAACAGCCGCAGGTGATCGCTTTGAAGCGGCTCTTCTAACCCCAGTAACAGTAGCTTAACATTATAAAATTATGGCAACTCCATCAACAATCAACACTCTAAACAACTTTGCAAAAGGGTTGTTCAATGAGAACACAAACGAGTTTAGCGACTTCCTCGCTCCAGTCGTTACCACAGGCGGTGCAGTATTTTCTGTGATCGACTATGCTAAACGCTCAGGATTCCAAGTTCCTTCTGGTGCTCGTGCAATCGGAGGCGATTCTGCCGCTGTTCAGTCAGACGGTGAGCGCGTTCAGATTAGCCTTAAGCCTTACGGCCTCCACGACACAATTGACACGTTTGAGTTAGATCAGGCAGGCACTACAGGCGTTTCACTGATGCGTCAATCTCGCGTTAGCAACCTTGTTTCTCAAGCCAGCAACTCAAAGTTCAGAGACACTCTTGATGTTGTGAACGGTGTAGTGACTACCGTTCCAGAGGTTTGGGGTAGCTCAGATAATCCAATTAAAGACATCGACGCTCAGATTCTTGCAATCAGCAATGCAACTGGTAAGATGCCTAACCGTATCATGATGAGTTTAACTGCTTGGTCTATCTTCCGCAATAACTCAGCAGTTATTGCGCGTCAACCTGGCAAGAATCAAGTCTCCATTACACCAGAGCAAGCGTCTTCAATGTTCCTTAATCCGAAAATGATGATCATGATTGTTGACACCGTGTTTGATACACGAATCAACGTCACATCATCCAAGACTAATGCAATGGCTGGAGATGTATACATCTTCTATGCTGCTGACGGTGCAAACGTGTATGACAATTCATTCGCTAAGACATTCCGCATCCAATCCAACCCATTCCAATCTGTTCGCGTATCCCAAAAGGACTACGGAGAAAAGATCATGGTTGACTGGACAGAGGTTGTCTACGTTAATAACCCAGCAATGGGTGTGCGACTACAGGTTACAGCATCTTAGTATCCAACCCATAACCCATAACACCCTGCAAGCTTTACGGCTTGTGGGGTTTTTGGGTAAAAAGTTATGGCTTGGATTCAATTAACAGCAGATCACATCAGAGATCGCCTCTCCGCTAACGAGCTGGAGACGTGGGACGATGCGGGACAGGATGAAGGCAACGTAGTTTCACGCATTCCAGGAATCATAGACCAAGCGGTTGGCTTAATTCGTGGTCGTGTCGCAACCTGCCGAGATAATCAACTTGGCGCTGCGGGTCTAATCCCTGAAGAATTGCTTTGGGCAGGCGCAACAATTGCAAAGTATATGATGCTCAATAGCATCCCAGCAGTAGGCGACTCAGCACAAAGCGAACGCTCAGAAGAAAATAGACGCGCTTACGATATGCTGGAACAAGCGGCAGATTGTAAACTACTGATCGCTAACGATGACGGCACAACAGCAAACCAAGTTGCCAGCGTTTACGGTGGTGACTGCAAACTTATATTTTAGCTATGAGCGGAGCACTTCTAACTGACCTGCAAAACGATCTTGCTGGCTATATGCTGCAATGCTCGACGCTAGATCATCTCAACATTGTAGTAGATGACATGGGGTCTATTGATTCTAAAGCCGAGAAAGCAGTGAAGACGGTGAAATCTAGAGGAGGAACGCAAGGGATAGCTGCACTCATTCTACGGCCTACAGTATCGACCTCAAACGGCAACCTTCCAGGCCCACAGTCAGAAGCTAACATCACGATTCAGCTCGTGGAAAACGTGCTAGTGAATCGCTCAGTAAGAGGCTCTAAGATTCTATCAGACGACATGAGTTTTCGTATTCTCTCCGCATTGCATCACCTAGCGTTAGGCAATCATGTCGTTTATGCAGAGGCGTCAGCAATTCGCCCGCTTCCAGTTCCAGAAGGGTTTGTCAGCTATGAGATACGGCTTAAGTCACCGCTTTACAATCCATGCGTAGAAAAGACACGGCAACCTGTCATTGATAATGATGCGGGGACCGTAGCGATTACTAGCGCAACGCCTTCCAATTCCTTATATTACTCAATAGATGGAAGCTACCCGAGCGAGGTTTATACAGTGCCTTTCAGCGTATCATCTAGCGACTTAGTGCGAGCAATCGCAACCTCACCCGACCTACTCCCATCATCAATTTCAGAACTAACCATAGACTAAAAACATGAGTATTGACCGCGCAACAATTATTAGAGGGCCTGCAAAGGTGACATTCGGAGGCCAAACATTTTGGTCTAAGGGGGATATTGCCCTCAAACCTACAGTCTCACGATTTGAGATTGCAACCTCACGCTTTGGACGTGTAGACGAGCGATTCTCTGATAAGTCCATTGTGGTTTCGTTTGAGCCATCTGGTAGATTTGATGCACCGCTTGCAGCTGTGCTCTGGCAATATGCAGCAACCGAGATCGGATCTAGCATCTATGGTGCAACTGATTCGCCTCTAGTTATACACACAGTGGCAGGTCAGCAAGTGACAGTTCACAACGCAGCCTTGACGACTATGCCAAGCATCAACCTAGGGGTAGGCGCTACGATTCAAGGTGATATAGAATTTACGGGTCTACTCGTCAACAACGCAGACCCTTCAGACGCTAATAGCTATTACACATCGGCAGCGGTCGCATATGATGGTGACACTGGATTCAGCACGGCAGACATACCAACGCTGGCTTATGGCTCCGCATGGGGCGCAGTTAGCCCTTGGAATAGCTTCAACACAGAAGAGGGATGGGTAATCGACTTTGACCTTTCCTTACGAGGTGAGACAGTAGACGGCCTCGGAACTGTAGACATGACCTTGCAAGAGATCCAAGTAACAGCTACAAGCATTCCAGTTGGCCCAACAGTTGAGGACATGCTTGCCAAGCAAGGCATAAACGCCACTGCATTAGGATCAAGCTTGCAGGCTCAATCAGACGATTTGATTATCTCAGGTACTGGCGTTCACGTTGAAGTTAGAAATGCTGCCCTAGTTGAGAATGACATCGGATATGGTATTGACCGCAAGACGATTGGCTCAGCCGATTGGATTGCAACCCGCACAGTTACTCTTGGAGTTGCTGACCCTCTCTTCTATATCGGAACCGCTGCACCAGTCTAAAATTATGAGTGAACCAAAATCAAAGAATCTGACACTAGCTGAGAAGGTCAAAGCTAAACTTGAAGGCCGAGCAAATGGTCTAGAGAAGCAACCTTCGACAATCGCTAACGGAGGTCTAGACGCAATCATTAAGCGAGTCACTGAAAGTATGACGGGTAAACACCCTCACGCGCTATCAGTCGCGCTCGTCAAGGTGCTAGGGGTTTGCGGATCTAAACCAACGAAAGCAGACAAAACCGCTAAATAAATGCGCGTAGGCATACAATCAGGAGGCGTCATCTCGTGGCTTGCGGGTCAAGCTGGCGTCTCTGAGCGCGTGCATTCATCGGCTAGAGATTTCGCATTGAGTAGGGAGAGGCAACAGACTGTTTCTCCAATAGTCAAAGGTACAATAACAAGGCAATTCGACAGAGGGAACGAATCAAGCGTTGTTACGTTTAGCACAACCCGAAAGTTTGACTCATCAGACGAGTGCTTCCTTTATCTAATAGACTACAACCTTCCATTAGTTGGCGTTGTAGTTTTTGAGATCGAAGTACCAGGCGGTGGGGTCATCCGTCGCCTAATGGCTAACGCTGTGATGAGTAAGCCAGAGATGGACCCGATAGGCGAGACTTTAACGCTATACTACAGCATAACAGGCGGCAATATTTCGGAGAATCTTGGGCATTACATCAATGGTGATGGCGGAGACTACTTAACAGGTACAGGGGATTTATATTTAACAGGCATCTAGAATCATGGCAGACTATACACCAATCACAGAGATAAGAGCGTTCATCGAATCAGGAACGACAGCAACCGCACGCACAAACATCGGCCTTGGATCGGTTGATAATACTAGCGACCTAAACAAGCCTGTTTCAACGGCGACTCTTGCAGTCACAGACGCGATTGAGGCGCGGGATTGGGTGGCTCTCGCTAACAACATTTATGACTACACGGCAAGCCCGTCGGTTTACCCTATAGGCACAAAATATGTGATGGGTGTGACTACCAGCATCGGCTACCCATGCTCTAACGGAGTGCTGATTACCGAGACAAGGAGAGCTGACAATGCCAACTACATAGTGCAAACTTTAAACTGTATCAGTGGTGGGGATTTAATAATACATTCCCGCAAAGGTCTCCTTGCTGGAGACACTTGGACAGCATGGCAAAAATCAATCCAGTCAACCGATGGCGTAATCGCAGACGACCTTGAATTTTCAGGCCAGATAGAAGCCACAACGCAAGCTGCAACCACAGATTACTCTCTGATGACTCGTTCGCTAGGTGACGCTCGTTTTGCTGAAATCACAAACACGGAAGTCATAGTTAAGGTAGCCTCTGACCTAAGCGGAACATTAGACCCCACGAAGGTCTACCGTGTTGACGGAGAAATCGACATGGGTACGCAGACTATTAACACCACAGGCGGCATTGAGATCAACGGCTACGGTATCGCGGTCAGCAAACTGTATTCCACCGCGCCCAATTACACGATGTTTGTTGACACCGCTGACGATGCGGGAACCGTGTTTATTTCCAACCTCACGATAGACGTTAGTGGCACGACTTCGAAAGTGTTTGACCTAAACAACAGCGGCGCGGGCGATGCGGTAGAGCTAAACTCAATCAACTTTTATAATTGCACATCTATCGGAACGCTCGACGCTTACCGTCAATTCCTTGTCAGGAATAGCTTTTGGCTCAACTGTGACGATGGATTAACTTTCGCTGGCGTTTGGGCGGGCGGTGCATCAATCCAGACTCTACTAGTACGTAACTTTGACCCAGCTCTAGCAGGCGGGACAGTCTTTAAAGGGCTTGCAGGCTTAACTTTCGGCAGTCGCTTCATTTGTAACGGCAACATCAACACACCAGCGGGCGCGACTGTCTATGATTTCGAGGCTTCAATGTTTGCAGATGATGCCGCTTTCGAGCTTATCCTAGGCGAATACACAGGACTAGGGACGGTTGTAGCTGTCAAATCTCCAGTGATTGACAATTCATCTACTAAATCACGCTTTCGGGACAATAACGGACTTAATAACACTTATGTAGGCGGGCGGTGGTATATCAACACAGGGGACGCTGTAGACACTGTAATAGCTTCAATCGACACTTACGTTAAAGCGGCAGGCACGACCACTGAGGAAGACCTGCAATGGCTTAGTTCGGCAGGCAATAACGATCTGACGTATGACTCTGAGCAACGTGCTGCGATTCAAATCGCAGGTTCAATCAACGTATCAGCGGCAAGCGGGGGCTCGGAAAAAAATATCACCCTAACTCTCAGGCAATGGGACGACTCCGCATCGGCTTACGTTGATCTACCTAACAAAGCGCGAGGCATTTCAACAAGCGCAGCAAGTTTCCACAACATCGCAGTCATTGGCTATGCAGTTGTCGACGCTGGCGACCGCATAGAGCTTTGGATTGAAAACAATACAGACACGACAAACATATCTATCGGAGAAGGCTCACTTCTATCAGTCTCAGAACGCGCAAACTAATCACCAACCAACAAAACTAAACTAATCACCAACCAACAAAACTAAAATGATCACACTAACACCAAGCGGAAACGCAGTAAAAGACACGGAACCAGGTTTTTACACTCTCCAATTAGCTCAAACATTGGGAGGCGGTGAAACTATCACAGTCACAGGTGGTGGGCAGACGTTCCACACGTTTGACAGCACATCCATCAATGATCTTTCAGGTATAACTATTTGGTACGTTCTTGAAGACTTAACGCTAACGGCAGCGGGTAACGCTGGTAACTTAGATATTGCAGTTGAGCGCGTTGTAATCAGCTAACCATAAAAGACTATATGCGCTATTTCCCGCCATACTACAAAGGCCCTATTAAATTCCCCATTGTTGGTCCTATCGTGAGCACGATAGTTGGCGGGGTCTACTCTGATATTGTCAACCGCATCAAAGCTTGCGACCCGCTAGTTGCCAGGGACAGCCGCCTAATCGACTCAGCCAATACAGGCCGCCCAATCCTGCAAGGTGCTGCAATGTCATTTGATGGTGCGACTCAACATGCGGTTTATACGCAATCAAGCGACCTAAGCTCAACTGATTGGAATTACTCATTTTGGGTTAAATTAAACTCCACCGCTAACGCTCCATTGCTCTCGCAAAGAAATGGCACAGGTGTGGGTAGATCACTCATTGAGATTAAAAACGGGGTTCTGGTGACGCTGCTGGGCAATGGCTCCTCTGTGCCCTCCACATTAGCAGTCAGCACTAATTGGTGTAATGTTGCGATTTCCAAAGTGGGCAACGTGTTTACAATGACGCTCGATGGGGTGTCAGAAATTCTAGGGATCTCAGCAATGGAGAGCGCGACAGGTGACATACAACTCGCAGTTAATAAGCCACGAAGTTTAAGAGCGGCAGCATCATTCCTAGATTTCAGAGTGACAGGCACAGCCAACCAACGCTGGGATCTTCGCGACAACGGCCTATCAGCCCTCACATCTGGAACAGACCTCACGCTGGTCGGCTCACCTGTCAGCGTGACAGACAACACTATACCAGTAGACACAGCCAACGAGCGCGGATTTACCGATGACAACGGCACAATATATCTAGCCCTCTCAGACGACCCCTCCACCGACGTACTAGGCAACCCCACGCAATGGCAAGGCTCCGCATATCCTGTCCGACCAGTAGAGCGGCAGAGTAACGCGCTGGAGTTTGATGGGGCGACGCAGTATGGGTACTATGACGCTGGCAATACTGATGATGACGGGTTTGGTGCAGTAACTATATCTGGGAGGTTTAAGCGAGCATCGACCACGGGAGTAACAAGGGTACTATGGTCTAAGGGTTCCTCAGCTTACAGGCTCTACCACGGCGCTACTAATATTTTAACTCTTAACAGTTTAACTTCTACAGGGTACGCGCTACCATTTGATTCATGGGTCACTATCGAGGTTGACTATAATGTGTCAGGTGAAGCTACAGAAATGAGAGTTGAGGGAGTCACCGAATGGACTGGTGTTGCACCTGTTGGTTCAACGGCTGGAAGCTCTAATTTCAGCTTTGGTGCTCGTGATTCTTCAGGGTTTGGTTTGTTTTATATTGGCGTTGCCTCAAGCCTTGAAATCACAGGAGACACAAGCATCCGATTCCCCCTAGCCGAAGGCACAGGCTCCACAGCCTACAACACTGACGGCACGAATCACGCCACGCTAGTAGGTAACCCTACATGGGTGAGAGAGGACGGCATACCAAGCAGCAACTTAGACGATGGGTTTAGTCTATACGAGCACGCATCACTCGACCCGCTACGTGTACCATATGGTGACGATGGGCAACCTATCACCATTACGCCACCAACAGGCTACACGAAGATTTCAGACAACCCCGCGGTATCTGACTCCCATAACGATGCTGAGACAGTACTAGACTACTACAACATAGCAACCGATGGAGGCACTACACCAGCCGTCCTAGCCTCTGGGGTAGCAATCACGGACTACACGTTTGGGGATAGCGTCACAAACCCACTATTCAGGCGCACAATCTCCAGCGTCCTAGAGGATCGACACACACTTTTTGCAGCGGTGCTAACAGGCGAGTGTCTAGAGACTGCCAACGAATACACAGACCAATAATATTATGGAGTTAGAAATTTATCTTAATCGCAAATACACTAGACACGATAACCCAGCAATAGGAAGCCCTAACTCTACAGCAGACCCGCTATTAGTGGCAATGCTAGCAGACGCTAACGATAACGGAGCAACCACTGAGGGCGTTACAGTCGACGGCATCAAGCTAGTCAAAGTCTCAGGCATCGGACAGGACGAGGTATCAGACGATCTAGCGCACTACATAGCTAGCCTCAATGACGGCTGTGATGTGATCAATGCTAACTCATGCCGTGCTATCATCACATTCGATGACCTAGAAGCATTTCCAGACGCTTCAATCATTGGCTACGTTCCAGCAGAGGAAGAGCAGACATGGGGCGAGATTGTTGCTAGTCCTACAGTGTTTCACCTAGAGGTTGACGGAGTGCATCACGTCCAGGCTGGGCTATTCCTCCAATCAGGCACACAGCTCACAGCGCGGCAACATCTAGCCATGAGCGTTGCAGGGATCGACATGGTTCACCCTGACAACCTGCCGCAAGATGATCCAGCAGATGTATAACGGACTCACAGACCAGAAAGCGAGCGTTCCTAAATTGGTGCGCTCGTTTATTTGTTACCTTCACAGCTATAAGGTGATGGACTTGATTGACCTGGCAGGGGCGCAACACGATAGCAACCTCAGAAAGCGCATGGCTCGACGTAGAGCTAACCGCATCATGATTGGTGAGATGGTTAGTCAAACTTCAATACCAGCTTACATCACGCTTATATTTTGGCTTAGTCTTTGGCTGTATCGTGTATTGCCTAGAGAGGTGACTGGTGTTTATTGGCGAATGGTTTGATTATTCCTTTCGTTTTGCGGTTGAGCAAAATCAGGACTTATGAAACTGATATTCAATTTCATTTATTTCTAGGGACCTTAAAAAACACTTAGCCCAAACACGTGAAAAAGGTAGCTTTAGGCATGGCTAAACAGAACGATGTCAACATCAACATCAAGACTAAGACTGACGCTAGGGCGCTGGATAAGGTTAGGCGTAAAATGGCCGACCTTAACAAGAGCATTAAAGGGTCTAGCAAGGAGGCCACTAAGCAAATGTCAGAAGAGGAGAAGGCGGCCAAGAAGGCTGCCGACGCTTTAAAGCTCCTCAACAAGCAGAAAAATCAAGCCGAAAAGGAGGCTTATCAGCACGCAAGAGCGTTAGAAAAGGAGGAGAAAGCGGCACAGCGAGCAGCTAAAGCCAACAGTAACGTAGCCAAAGAGACAACTAAAGCTGGGAAATCTAGCTCAAAGGCTGGCAACTCTATACTGTATGCATCTCAAGCCTTCGAGGATTTACAGTACGGCATCAGAGGGGTGCTGAACAACATTCCGCAGCTAATCATGTCGCTGGGCGG